CTAATGGATACTCTCTGTTCCCAGATACCATCTGATGCTCTTAAGACGTACTCATACGGGTAATTAAGTTCTACCTTTGTATTGTATAATATACTAAATAATAATTTAAATGATATCTCACTACCCTTTGATGTATAAAGGTCATTTATTTTTTTAATTAATAATGATTTATTTGCTAATAAAGAAGGGCTGATAGAAGTAGCATAGTTCTTAAGAAAATACTGTACAAAAGAAGGAGCGGTTCTATCAATATCAGAATATTGCAATGCATTCTGAATAAGCTCTTGTGATGATTGATCTTGCTCTAGGAATTCATAGTATGCTTCTAAAAACGAAACAAACGTAGAATAATCTGAACGAACAAATTCCGGGAGCTGGCTTTGAACCAGCGTCGATAATTTTTCTTTAATACGAGTACTTGCCATTACTCAATAACTGCAGTAGCGGTGACAGTTACTCCAGCCTCTCTATTTGCTAATGTAAATAGAGAACTATCATCTAACAAAATAATTTGATTTCTTTCGGCAGTAATGTTGTAGGCTACTTCTTGTAAAGAAGCAGTTAGCTGTATTTCTGTTTGTCCAACGTTAAACCCGGTTGGTGTTATACTGTCAATAGATACATCCCCAGTAAGATAACTAACGGAACCAATATTAGGATTAACAATAGCTTCTGTTAATGCGTTAAGTAACTGTAATGTACCTGTACCTTCAAAATTAGGAGGATTATCATCTGCTTTATCTTTAATATAAACTGAAGTTTGAGTTCCGTTTAAACTAATAAAGAATCTAGTTGATCGAATTTCACCCGGGTGTAGCTTATTGAAGAACTTAATTTTATTGCTATCGGTGTAAAAGTTAGTATCATTAATAACTGGTGTAAATCTTCTTTGTAGATTTAACTCGGTTGTTATACTAAGTATTGAGCTATCTAAGTTCATTAAATACCTAGTTAGCTGAGAAGAATAAAAACTCTTATTGAATTGGGTAACCGTACTATTCATAAAAGTAGTAATACCGTTTGTTACTAAAGTCTTAATTTGTTCGGAAGTATATGTTGTGAGATTAGGATTAAAATTAACACTTACTACGACGTTTAAATACAAAAAGATAGGGTCGACAAATTCAGGGGTTACCGATATAACAGCTTTATTAGCTAAGATAACGTCTCTTAAATTTTCTTTCAGTGTAGATGAGATAGCATAACCGCTAAACGGTTTAAGCGATATTAATACCTTGCCATAGAAGGGGGGATCATTAGTCTCACCACCCCACACAATTACAGACTCTGCCTCAGTTACTTGAGCTTTAATATACGACTCATAATCATCAGTTGTAATTAAGCGATTTTTTGCAGCATTAAATTTCGGTGCATTAAATTTAATAGAGGTAATAGTTTCTTCATCAGCCCCGCCAGTTGAATTGCTGTTAACCGTAATAGATATATCGCTAGACCCGCCAATAGTACCAGCAGCTGCAAATGACTGAGCGATAGAACCAGATACGTTTACAGTAGCACCACTAACAGCTAGATACTGAAGTGTAATAATATTACCAACAGAAAGGGCTTTGCTTATAATATCATCACCAAAATAAATTTGATAATTACCCATGGGGGTTTGTTCCAGATAAAATACTCTACTGGAGCTGGTTAAACTGGAAATATCAGTAGCTAGGTTATAGGTTAGCGTAGAGGTATCAGTAGCAGATGTTTGAACTATGACTTGTAGAGTTGTAGTGTCAATATTAGCCGTAGGAATTTCATACTTAGCGTCAGGTGTTGTATTTGTAACAACATGTATGAAAGAAGTTAATGTACCTTCAGTTACTTTAACCCCTGAGAACGTGTAATTTGAACCTGAACGTGTTGCTGTATGCGCAGTAGTAGTTAAAAAGGTATATGAGGTTCCACCAACCGTTGATGTAAATGATGTAAATTTATCTAGTGTAAGTACAGATGGTAATCCAGTTGGATTAGTTACTATAATACTAAGATCTGCTTTTGCGCCTCTGATCGACCTGGGTGTATAACCTAAATGTTTAGCTATAGAAACGGCTGAAGATCTTTTAACAGCTGAATCTAAGAACATCTCGTTCATTAGCATGTTGGAAAGATATGCGTTGTAATGGGTATTGTATGCAAGAACATCTAGCAATACCGAAAGACTTGACCCCTCAAAATCGTAGTCTGTAAACTGAGACTGAGCATTCAAGAATGTTTTTAGGTTGGTCTTGATCTGATTAAAATCAAGTTCTGAAATTCTTAAGTTAGACATTATCTTAATCTTGTTAGTAGTGTTGTTAAAGTAATGGGTCTGTCAGAGTTATTAAGTCTAAAAATTATATCACAAACAATATCATTATTATCTGCTTTCTCACTTATTTTAACTTCCAGTACCGTTACTCTTGGCTCAAACTTATCAATTGTGTCTATTATAGTCTTTTTCATAACCTGTACAGTCACAGGGTTAAAATTTTCAAACAAAAGACCATGTATCTGGCAGCCAATTTCAGGATGAAAGGGGCGCTCATAGTTTCTCGTAGAAATTAAATTTCTAAGAGATTGCTTAACTGCTTCCTCATCATTCTTTACTGTAACATCAGCCGTAACGGGATGACTGGTAAAAAGAAGATTGAAATCTGTATATTGTCGGGTATTTCTAGTAGCCATGTTTATATTTATGCCGTTTTACTAGCCTGCAAATACGGTAGGAGACCCTTGGGTAATAACGTTGTCATTGTATAGATCGCCTATTCTACCTATACCTTTTCCACCAACAAACACTTTACTTGAAAAAGTAGAGAGAGTGGCTTCATCTATTGGCGTACACCCAGGTAATGGATGTGGGGTAACTTTATTACCCTGCACAACGACCAGTATGCTGTTTACATATACTTTAACACTGTTAACCTCACCAACAGTTGTTTTTAAAGGCATTCGGCATTTGAAGCCTGATCCGGTTGGAGATAATACAGAATCTCCTTGTCTTGATACAGCTGGCATTTAAGGTCCTAATTCTCTTAATGTATTAATATTAGTTACAGCGGTTTGATAACTCCACACAATCCATTGTCCAATATTAGCTTGTAGCGTTACGTTTCCTGTCTCGCCAGGACCTGTAACACTGAACGCATACTGAACATTTTCAGTTACAGGGTTTGGCATTTCATACCGAACTAATGCTTTAAAATCGCTTGTAGTATCTGGCGGTAAAAACTCTAGGGAATTATCATCAAGTACAAATTGATAATATTCACTATCAAAAGGACTTGGAAAAATACCAGAAAGCCTGACCCCTCCACCCAAATAAGTAACGTTTATACCTTGTGCAGCAAAGTCATATAATGCCGTTACCGAAGTTGCTGGAGCTGATACATTACCTTCAGGCATTATAGGGTATACGATGTTAAAACCTATATCAATTGAAATGGTTTGACCACCATATATTGTCGGTAAATATAAATTAGGAGCAGCAGATTCACCGTCATTTGTTAATACTGCTGCAGGGTCAGGACTAACTGTTACAAAGCCAGTTGCATTGGAGGTATTTATTGTTACAGTTTCATTTGCCATTATGCCAACTGGGTTAAACCATCTGAATGTTTCTTATGATTAAAGAAAGTAAGTACCTGTGTACGATTCTTCTCAACTGAATAGGAAACGTGAATCCAAGGGTTTTTAGTGTAATTACAAAACTCTAATATTAGCTGATCATACTTTAATACTTTGGCCAGTTTAATAGCAATTTCATAATACTCTGCTTTAGTCGCACCTTTAAATTGAATATCAACTCCTTGACCTTTAGGGTGTTGAGATGTCTTGGCATTGGAAGCATTACCTGGATTTCTAAATGCAGAGGTAACAAACATATTAGGGTACAGCTTCTTGACAGGTTCAAGAACGTTTAATGCGACTGCCTGAAGGTTGTATACAATGTCACCGTATGTAAGACCGCTGTGTGCAACAATTGAATCACGTGTTACCGCGGCTTTATTAGAAAGCATTTCTAAAGTAAAGT